GAGCCGCTGCACTTCCACTTCTTTCTGGTTAAACGCAGGGGCGAGTTGGGATCTCTTGCTGCTTTAGGGTGTGTCTTCATCTGGCCGGCAGAACGAGCACAATAGCTGTCACCGCGGCTAGTGCCTGGTGATATGCTGTAACCCTTAGCTCCATACCGCACAGTCTTTTTGCGGCCCGTCGACTTGTTAGTGACGGTCTTGCTAAACTTTTTGCCGGTGGATGCCATCAGACCCTCTTTTCTGTGGTTAGGAATGCGTCTAGGTTTTCAGCCTTCAGCTTCTTCACGATGTCCGCAGCGCTGTGTTCACCTGTCATGATGTCGAAGCCTTCGCGCATCCACTTCTCCACGATTACGACTGGGATCTGAGCGACAGACATGAAGTCGCCTTCCCGCCGGTCTTTCGAGGCGTTGCGCTGGTCTTTGATGTCATCAAGGAAAGACTGCGAGATATCCTGGGTGTGCTTACGATGCAAGCCGTCGACATCGAAGCCGAACTGCGTGTCCGTGCCGACCAAAGTCGGGGTTGTCTTAGTCAATTGTTTACTCCTTGAAAAGATAAGGCTGTGGGTGGGCCCAGGCCAAGGAGAGCATAAAACCTGGGGGCTCCCACCCACGCCTATAACGACGTCTTACGACAGGCCGGTGATCTGGCCTGAGGCTGACGGATGCATGTGCATCAAGCCGCCTTCATACGTGATGAAGTGCTTGTCGCTGTCGCCGGTCTGAGCAAGCAGAGTACGGGTTACAGGACGCAGCACAGCTGAACGCCAGTAGCTGGTGTCCAGAAGGAACGCATGTGTCGACATCTGGACGCGGTTGAGCACGACCTTCAGAGTACCGAACGGGTTGACCATGATGTTAACAGCATTGGTCAGTGTCTGGTTCTCGTCGTTAAAGGTACGGCTACGACCAGAAGCACCAGTGAAGCCGGCGACGATCAATGAATCGGCTGGCTTGATCATGAAGATCGACGGGTCACCGCCGGCTTCATAGACTGCCTGGTGGGTCTCGTTGACCTTGGCTTCGGTCATCGCGTCTGTTGAGTTGCTTCCTGCGTCTTTCGTTACGCCAGATGCAATCAACTGCGATGCGGATGCCATTTCACGAGCTGCACTTTCGGAACCGGTAACAGCAGCATTGTCCTGACCGACATAGGCATATTCTATGTCTTTCTTCAATGTTTTCAATGCCTTACCTAGCTGGTACGCAGTTTCCTTGGCACGTCCATACGTCTTGATGGCGTCTGCGGTTTTCGAAACTTGGAACGCCTCAGTTAGGATCTGGGTATTACCCGTGATCATCGTGGTTGGAGACAGAGCTGAGAGGCTGGCGTCTGCACCTTCTATGGCCTTATTATCGGCCGGCGCTGCAAGCGAATCTGTCTGATATTCATACACACGAGCGTGTACTTTTTGGGACCGGATAGCCGTATACATAGGGCAATCCAGTGGCGAGATGTTGGTGATCAAGTCCTGGACGTCTTCTGCCTTACCGACCTGGTCATATGTGGAATAGAGGCTCATAGGTTTATCCTTCCTTATTAGCCAATGTTGGGTGGTTTATTGCTCCCAACGCTGAAGGATGACATCAGCCATTTCCTCGAAGTCTGTGTGGCTTTGATTAGCCAAAGATTGGAGTGCCTTTTCCTGTCTGGCCTTTTGACGAGCTTGACTGTTCGCCGGAGCTTTCTTGGAGCGGAGCACTTTCTTCTTTGTTGCTGCTTTCTTCTTAACGGTTGCAACCCGTTTGCCCTGTTCGTAAAGACGGGCCTTGTTCAATAACTGGATCACGGTGGGATCGGTTATTGTATTGACCTGTGCCTCAGGGAGACCCTGCGCGATGGCGTATGACCGGATGTCGTTGTAGAGCGAGTTGCTCCAGTCCGGTATAGCCTCTTGCAACACCTTTACGCTTTCCCGCGCAGCCTCTTGCTGGGCGTTCTGCTGTTGTTGTTGCAGGTCTTTGTAGAAAGCATCAGCTTCTTCTTTGAGAAACTTCAGGTTGCTTTCGGCTTCCTGAGCTTCTTTGCGAAGCTGAGCAAAGTCCGTCGCATCCATTGTCTTACTGGCAACCAGCATATCAATGTCCGCAAACGGTTTCGCACGTTCTTCTGCATCGCTGAGAAGCTTTTGCAGAACCACATTACTACGAGCAGTGACATCGTCAGCTTCTTTACGCTGTCGAGCGAGCTCTTGAGACTTTTGAGTGAGAGAAGCTTCCTGACCTGCGAGACGCTTAAGCTTGCCGATGGTGCTCTTGTGGACTTCACCTGAGACAACAACTTCAACTTCAGTTTCGTCAGAGATATCGACATTGCTATCGCCATCCTGTTCATCTTCCGCTTCATCTTGTTCATCATCATCTTCATCGGTTTCATCCTCTTCAGAGGCCTCGTCTTGCTCATCTTCCTCTAGTTCAGTGTCGTCTTCCTCTTCATTTAACGGCAGTTCACCCTGTGTCTCATCGTCTTGGGTGTCTTCCGTCGCCTCTGGCTCGTTTGTCGATGGCTCTTCTGGAGCGTCGGCCCAACGGGCTAGGATGGCATCTTCGATGGGTTCATGACTGTCAGGAACTCCACCGTCCGAAGTAGCGTTTGATTGCACGTTGTTTGACATGGTGCTCAGCTATCCTCTTGCTTGTTGTTAGCTTTTGTTTTCGATTTGGCGACAATCTCGTCCTTCACTGTGACCCGCTGCTGTAGGGTCTGAACGATGTCGACAAGTGCGCGATAATGGTGAAAGGCACGCTCTCGAGCGTCCTGGTCTTCCGGCTTGGAATTACAGAACGCCTGGAAAGCTTGGTTCACCAGGTCGTTGACGGTCTTATCAAAGACGTCAGCGCTCAGCAGCGCCTGGGCTTCATCGCCTAGACGCAGCAGCTCATCCTCATTTGGCATGAGGCTCTCCTTCGTAGTTATTTAGTGGTAGTGGTTATTAGCCAGTCGGGCTGGCGATGCCGCGCACATCTGTTGTGCTCCGGCGCAGGACCTCGAGCTCACCCTCGTCAATCATTTGCTTATGACGGAACTGGGCCTCTTTGAGATCCTGGTTATCTGACTGCATCGCATGCTGCGCTTCAGCCTTTGTCTTCTCGAGCTCAAACTTGAGCGCTGCAATCTCAGCGTCAGTCTGTGCTTTGAGCTCAGCGATCTGCGTCTGACGCTCTTGCAGCTCGATCTGTTTAGCTGCCATCTGGACCTGCATCTCCTGAGCTTGGTCAGGCTGAGGTGGCGGCAGCTGGTCTGGTGATGTCAGATAATCGTCGACGTTAAGGATGCCCTGGTTCTCCAGGACAGTCTTCATCATCGCGTATCGGTTAGGCAGCTGATATAGAGCTTGCATCGCTGGGTCCTGGCTAAAGAGCTGGTGCATAGACAGCATCTTCTGTGCCTCACGGTCCTGCTCACCATATCCCAGGTGCAGCTCAACCATCACGTCGCGCTGGTCTTTCCAGCTGCCAGGCGTGACCTGGACATAGCTGCCGGCGATCTCGACGATCTTCTCAGCGTCTTCGTTTTCGACACACAGCCGGTAGACCTCATGGAAAAGCGGTTTCACAAACTGTGTTGCGAAATTACGGGCTATGATCTTTTGACGTTGCTGGGACATAGTCGCCAGCTGCTCGATCATGGCTGCACTGTTCTGCTTGGACACAGCGTCTTTGTTCAAGCCCTGGGAGAGCTTGCTAGTGCCGGTGTTGTCCTCGAGGTCTTCTGACAATGTCTTCAATGTCTGGAAGACAAACGGGTTCAGCGGTGCCTGGGGCAGCGGAGCGACAGCATCAGGCCTGGTTACGTTTACGAGGCCCCCTATGCGATTATCAGCCAGCTCTCTGGGGTTTGTAAGGCCGCCCTTGGTGACCATATAGCGCGGGTTGTTGGTTAATACCGCGTGATCGAGGATCGACCTGGTCAATACTGTCCTGGCGTTCTGTGTCGAGCACAGCCTGTCAGCAAAGTTGCTGCCGTAAAAGGCGTGAGGTGTTGGCAGTGGGCAGAACGTAACGAACGGACGTCGGTCTACCTGTTCATAATCCAGGAGGACATTGCCGGCCTTTGTCACTTTGTACAGCTCAGCAATACCAGTGCCCTCGATGTCGAGCATGATATAAGCTTCGTGCACCATGACGTGACGCACCTGGTCCTGGTATCCCTGGGCGTTGAAACCACGGTTCTGGTCGACACCTTCGTGCCTAGCTAGGATCTCTGGATCACTTTCGTATTCGACGTCTTCATGGCCGCCGATGTCTTTGATCAGATCTTCGTCATAGCCCATGTCCCGCAGCTCAGAGATAGTCATCCTGGTGCGATGGGCACAAAAGTTACTGTCCTCGATGCTTTTGGCCTGGGCTTCGATTATGAAACCCTCAGGCTCGATAGCCTCAATGCAGACTTTGCTGGTATCGCGTTCTATTGAGATCTCGCCGGACAAAAGACCGATGTCGTCAGTCTCGCTATCGACTAGCTCGACACCATCGCCGGCTAGGAGCATGTCCAGCTCGTCCTGGGTCAGACTGTCAAACTGCTGACGCTCAGCCTCGATCATGTCACGCCAGAAAACCTTAGCGACACCTACACGGGCCATCAGGCCGTCGTGGATGACGCTCTGGAATACTGAGAACGCATCGTTCTGCCGGAACATGACGTAGTTTGTGTATGTGCTGCAGATCCTCGACAATTCGACGTCTTCTGGGCCCTGTGGCGCAAACTTGACGATGTTACTGCCGGCGCTGAAGGTCTCGAGCAGCGCAGCCGACATCGACTGGACCGCGGTGTAGACATCCTGGCTGACATACTTGCTATTTCCATCGTGAGCCGGCTTAGGCAATACAGCGTTATAGTATTCGCTAGTCTTCTTGCGTTCCCTGGAAAGCTGGCTGTCATAATAGCCGGTGGACGTGCGGATGTTGTCATCCACCATTTTCACGATATCGCTATCGTCTAGCTTTTCATATTCAGTCATACCATTTCCACGTATAGCTCCTGAGGAGTTTCGACTGGCTCCCATGCACCTTCGTGAACATGGTTAGCCAAAGCGAGTGACATCACGCAGTCGTCGAAGCACGACGGCTCAGCTTCCATCGCTCCTGATTCGGTGACGATGTATGTGAGCATTTCACGGATTGTGTTTTTGTCGTTTAGCTCGATCTCGCCCTCGCGCATCGATGCCCTAAGCTGGTCGATGACCAGGGGTTTAGTCTTTGAGGTTGTCGTGAAGCCTAGCTTGACGGTTTCACGGTCAGTGATCTTGTCTACCTGGACTTCCTGGTAAAAAGACGGATAGGCCATATCCTTAGCCAGGCGGGTGCAAGTAAGAATGCCATGGCTGTTGTTTTCAACGCAGATAAAAGCTTCATTGTAGTACATGCCCAGCTCGTAGAGTATCTCAGCAAAGTAGTCAGGATGAACCTGGCCACGCCAGGTTGCGACTTGCCTTTTCCTGCTGTCGAGTACCTGCGCGACCGAGTAGTCGCCGTTCCTGACACCCATAGCCACATCGGCCCCGATAACATATCCGTGTTCTCCTGGGTCATGTTTGCGATAAGTAGTCAGCTCACCTCGCGGATTGTTCAGCCACTCGCCGGCTTCGAGCGCCAGGCGGTCTTCGACATCCCTGGTTGTGTCCAGGCATTTAGTGAGCTGCTCAGGATTGAACACAGGCCGGCCTGTTGTGAGAAAAGCCTCTTCTGGCTCAGCTGGATATTCCTGCTTGAAAAGATCGATCCCGTTTTGTGCAATCTTACGACGCCGGAACATGAGCTGTTCGTCGTCCAGGCTATGCTTTTCGACTAGCTCATCTTCGTCCGGCGTTCGCTCGAAGTTAGCAGGGACTTCTTCACGGTAGGTTGGGTCTGCGAACCATGGGATAAACACTGGCACGAAACCATTCGTCCCATCCACCGCTCCCCGCCATAGGGTGTGGAAGGTGCCGGTTACACCGTTCGCGGTACTCTCGATGAATACAGCAGTATTCTTTGTATTAGGGACCGCTTGCACAAGACCATTCCAGATGTCCTGGGCAGAAGACTTAGGCCAGAAGGCCAGCTCAGATGCATGCACATGCGTGAGAGTTTCTCCTCTACCGACTGAATCACCGCCGGCAGTTGCGACCACGTAGCTGCTGTCGAGTATGTCAAAAGACAATTCCCTTCTCGAAGAGTACTTCGTATGAGGTTTAAGGATCTCAGGACAGTGCTCATGATAGCGCTTGGTCATGTCGAACAGTGCCCTGGTGCTATCGGCATGGTGCGTGATGACCATAGCCTTACGGGCCTTCTGCTGGCTGACGGCAAAGTAGAGGTAGCCGCCGACATAAGTCGACAGGCCCTGCTGCCTCGCTTTGAGAATGATCACGCGGATCTTACCGTCTGTTTGCAGCTGGTTTCGCACAGCCTCGTCCAGGATCTCCTGGGCGGGGTTTAGTGCCAGCGGTGCGACGTCGCCGGCCTTGGTGCGGATCTTGAGAGAGCTTTTAGCGTAGAAAGGAAAGTCGGAGTATAGACGCTTACGTACTTGCTTTAGCTTCTGATCCACTATCGTCATCCGTCAGCAAAGACGCCAGGAAATCTTCAGCCTTAGAGACTGCAACTTCGCTTTTCGACGCCGGCTTCTGCTTCGTGAAGTCGAGCACAAGACGTGCAGCGGCCAGGCGTTCTCTTGTCTCGCCAGGGACGCGCATGATCTCTACGGCTGTTTTAAGAGCCTCTTGTGCGTGTTCATCTTCAACACCGAACTTTTCAGACATGATCTTAACTATCTCCGTTGCTTCCTTTTGTGCTTGTGCGCGGACAGGCTCGATCTCGTGCTTACGGTAACCGTCAGGCACCCCTCGAGGCCGTCCAGCGTTCTTTCGTGGAGCTCTAGACCACTTGGAACGCAATGCCCTCCCCTCTGGTGTTTCCATCAGGGTGGCAAAGTAGTTCTTCTTTGGAGCTTGCCAGGGCGCAGGACCATTGCCCTTCTTGGGCTTTGACTTCTTGCGAGGCTCTTTAGGTGCGCCCATGTTATGTGCTCCTTATGCTGTTAGTGCTCCTGGCATCATCGACAGTGCGCCAGGGTCTTCTTCTTGTTCTTCTTCGCCTTCTGCAACAAGCATGTTGGCTAGTACCATTGCGACGACTGACGCAAATGGCATCGAGAAGAACTGGATGGTGGGATTGTCGCGGAATGCTATCTGCAGCAGCCGTGCTGTTTTAGGCATCTCTTGTTTTGCGACGTCAGGACTGTGCATATAAATGCCCATGGCGTCTGCAGCCATCTCCCACGGCGTGTGGAAATAGGTTGTTTCACCGCGATCAATAACACTATCCACTTCGCCTTGTGTGTATGCACCTAGTGCAACAAGCTGCCGGCCTCGACCATAGTCCTGCCTAATGCTTTCGCCGCCCACTTTGCCGGCACGTTGCATAGCAACAATCTCTGCAACAATGTCCTGGGCATCCTGCTTAGACATCTGCAAATCTGCTTTACCGCCGCCAGCAACAGCCAAGATCTGACGCATTACATCGCGGAATGTATTTGCGTAAGTGTCACGCTTGGATTTGGCGTCCAAGTCGATGAACTTGCCACGGTTCAAAGAATAGATCTGTTCCTCGACCTTTTTGAGGTCTGTGTCTGTTGTGTTGGCAAACCTGGTCTCGAAGGCGTGACCCAGCTCGTGCAATGCAGTGTAAAGCTGATAGCCAGGAGATGACTGGGACGTATTTATTCCAATCGCCCCACGTGCATAGGCGGGGCCTCTAACATTAGCAACAAAGAACCCCGCAGATCCTTTGGCGTCTGAAGGTCTAACAGCTCCTTTTTTACCGATAGCCTTGCTGGCCCTGCCGGCCACTTTACCTGCAGTATCTGCAACAATAACTGCGACATTGATTGCCTCAGCAATCTTCTTGGCTGCATCGATGTCAGGCACACCGTTCTCAAACTGAGACCCTGGCTTACCTATCTCGAAGGCAGCCTTAACGGTGCGTGATGCTTGTTCTATTTCTGTGGGTGTAGGTTCGCGGCTGCCGGTCTC